AAAATTATGGAATTAGCAAAGGAAGGTAAATATATTACAAATAATAATAACACCACAAATAATAACAACTTTAATCTCAATTTTTTCTTGAATGAACAATGCAAGGACGCACTTAATATTATGGACTTTATTAATCAACTCCAACTAAATACAACTGATTTGGATATGGTTGGGCGACTAGGATACTCTGAAGGAATTTCAAAACTTTTTATTAGAGGACTTAAAGAACTTGATGTTTTTAAGCGACCTATTCACTGCAGCGATTTAAAGAGAGAAGTATTATATGTTAAGGACAAAGACTCTTGGGAGAAAGATAACGAGGAAAAAAATAAAATGAAAACGGCTATCAAATACATTGCGGCTAAGAATTTCAAACAAATTAATGAATGGCGAGCTAAAAATCCAGAATCCGATGATTATGATAGTCAAAGACACATGGATTACCATCAAATTGTTATTCATTCCATGGGCGGCTCAACAAAAGAAGAAGATGAAAAGCATTATAATAAAATAATTAAAAATGTTGCACAAGAAGTAACTATTGATAAAAACACAAAACAATTAGCATAAGTTTTATTCAATATTCAATAAACAACGAATAATATTTTCATAATTCTCAATTATTTCTCTCTTCTTTTCTATGTCAATATTGGTAGAATAGTCCAATAAACCTTGTGCAATTTTATGCAATGTATTTATGTGTTCAACATATTTGTCTTTTTTTTGATATTCTTTGCTTTTTGACCGAGTCATCATTGTTTCAATTTTACACAATTTTAAGGACATAACGATATGTCAATTTTTATATTAATTAATTACTATTGTAATATAAAAAATTATATTATAATAGAGTAATGGAAAGCTATAATTTAAATATATACAAAAATTATTCATCATCATATTGGTCTGCATCAACCGATCTTTTATTTCACTGTTTGCTTTTTGGCACATCAATGCATGGCGTTTATTACTTTAGAGAATCAATATTATCAATTTTAACTGTACCTCTTCTTAGCTTAATGCTGTTAAGAACATTCCTTATATTACATGACTGTGGCCATAACTCTTACACACCAAATCGCAAATTAAATTATGCAATTGGTTCAATATGCGGGTCATTTGTAATGACGCCATTCTCGTGGAACTCTAAGCATTTTATGCATCACTTATCAAACGGAAATATAGAAAACCCATTTAAATATCAGTGGTCAGAAACTGTGCATTACACTGTGGCACAATATAACAAATTAAATCCAGGATATCAGTTATTATACCGAGTTTTCAGAGATCCATTTATATTCTTTACAGTGGTTCCATTTTTTAATTTTTTTATATTAAATCGTCTTACAATTTTGTTATCAAATGGTTATAACTATGCAAGTCGTGAAACTTGCATTGATTGGTTAATAAATAATGTATGCTTGGCTATACAACAATATATATATTATAAGTATTCCATTTTTATTCATTACAATATTGCATTTTATTTTACTACAATTATAGGATTTATTTTATTTCATAACCAACACACATTCAATCCAGCTTATATAAAAAATAACTCTGAATGGAGTGTGCGAGAATCTGGACTAGAGGGTTCAAGTTTTATAATCGTTCCAAGATATTTAAAATACTTTACTATGGGAATAGAGTATCATCATATACATCATTGTATGACAAGAATTCCAGGTTATTATTTGCAAAGATGCAATGATTATATTGAAAAAAACACAAAAATGCTTGAAACCGTTGTTGTTCTTTCCATGAAAGATGTATTTAACAACTTGTTTTTAACTCTATACGACGAATCTAGTGGAAGATATGTTAGTTTTAATGATATTGAAAAAAAGAATCTATAGAATAAGTTGGAGACGAATTTTCTTCTTAAACTTTTCTTCATCATGAAACAAATATAACTTATAATTGCAAATTGAATAATTATCAATGTTGTCTCTGAATGTTACCCTAGATGCCATCTTAAGCTCGGGTAAATATACAACATATTGAAACAATCCATCATTTCTAACAATTTTATCAAAAACATAACCCTTATAAGTCTTTTCCATTATCTCAGGTGACGTTGAACAAATGTGCAATAAATTGCAATCACTTTGGATGCGACGAATTGAACGCATGGTTGTATTAATATAATCCAATTCATCCAACCATTTTTTATAAAAATTATTTGCGTTATCGGACAGTTTAATTATTCCAGTGTTCTGTTGAAATTGAATGATGTTCAACAAATCTACGAGTCGTCTAATTGGAGATGTTATATGAACATAAGCATCCATTTCAAGCAAATCGTGTGATATTGTCTGACCATCTTCCAAACAACCTGCATCTATGTATTGTCCCGCAGAACTATTCCAGATTTTAATAAACTTGCTGACGTCTTCGGGTACATTTTCTGGCGGAGAAAAATCTCTCTTCATGATTGTAGAACGAAAAATGCCATTTTTACTCAAAAGTAGTTCCTTAGCAGTATTGTAGTTCATAAGAATCATAAGATAACAAACTATTTCATGACTGTTCCTGACATTGTTTATGTACTTGTATTTTTTAGATATGGTCTTTGTCAATTCAAACACTGCTTGATAGTAAGGGTTCTCCAAAAGACTTGGCTCTTCATAACAATAGTTTTTATTAACCTTTATTTTGCAATTGGAATATTTAATATCAGTTATGGTGTCGCCGTCAATGAACAAGTCCATTACAAACGCAAGCCTTGTATGATTGGATTGAAGACTGCACAAACAATCAGACAAAATTGTTGGTAACATGGGTCGTTTTCTATCAGGCAAATAAATCGTTGAAATTCTGCGAGAAAATGAATCCCAAAGGTTGAGAACGTCCATCCAAATTGTTACATTGGAAATGTATATACTTAACTGCTGTATACCATTATCCAATGTGCGAATGCTGAATGCGTCGTCATAATCAAGACTGTTTGGAGGATCAATAGTAAAAATGTGCCACATACTCTTGTCAGTTCTGTCAACAATTTCTGGGTATTTCTTACTAACATTCTCAATAAATGCGTCGTGTGTGTGATTCTTAAGTGCTTTAGATGTGTCCTTTGTAAAATTCTGAATAGATGCATTCAAACTTTTGCAGTAAAGCTGATATTCATAAAAATTGTCCAACACATCAACTGAACCAATCATTTGTGATATTACTGCTCTGGGGTGTTTATCTTTCCATTCAACAAAATTAAAAGTGCAATAATGGTCTACAAATACCTTGGAGAATCCTACATTTTTCATTTCATAAGGAATAAGAAAAGTTGGAAGTCGTCTGTCATCTGGAATGCATTTGTATAGAAGCTTCCCGTTTTCTCCGCGACCATATGTCTTACTTCCCTTTAAGACAAGAACCCCTGGTATATTTTTCCCTACACGAATGCTAGAATGCAATATATTCAAGTCTCCGGTTGCTGTATCATAAGAAAAAACGTCGTTTGTGAATAGTTTATGTTCTGCTGGATGTAGTTCTTTAATTTCAATGTCTTTCAAATCTGTCATATTGATATAAGTCCAACTTGTGTATCCTCTATCATTTACGTGAACCTTACACACAGGGTGTGTCATGTTGGGGTGGATTATATTATAATGTCAAGGTACCTTTAACCCATTATAATATATATAGTTCTCAAAAGTATTACAATTCAGAGTTGTTCACACTTGTTGTGCTTTCAGCTCCAGGAATATCATCTTGTTGAACAGGTTCAAGTATAGGCATTGCCTCTTTTTGGCCTTCTAAAGATTGTTCAACGAGAGAAGAAGGTTTTGAAGACTTATTATTCAAATCTTTAATGTCATGTTTCTTAACAACTTCTCTCTTCACATTCTGAAGTTGAAGTGCATGCATTGCAATATGAGGAACAATAGCAGCATTGTTCATATATGTTCTGTATCTAAAACATGAAATACACGTTTCCCTTTCAAATTGAATGCTATACCACCAATAAGCAGGTATATTTATAGTCTGACCAGGATTTAAAACAATATCTAAACATTTCATTTTATCAAAATCAGCACTATACTGAGGCTGAACTTTCCAAGGGTTTACAGGAGACCTAAATTCAAAATTCTCATAGTCGCGTTCAGGATATAGGTACCTTGAACTTTGAGGAGCTGCTAATTTAATAGTTGCCTTTCCTTCTGTTACTAAGAAAAAATTGCGATAATTTATTTCATATCTAAATGGAGTTTGAGTTCCCTCAGAACCCATCATTATATCGTAATTGCAATTAGACACCATGGGAGGACGAATAAAAGAATCATTATATTGCATGTGCTTAATAAGTCCTGTTTCCTGTAAAAAATCAGTATTGTTCTCAGAAAAATAACTAGAAGTCTTGTCTTCATCAAACAATTTATTTGCGGCATGCAATGGCAAAGGCATGTAAATTTCATTCTCATAATTTGCATCTTTTGCATTTCTTATTTTAATTTCAAAAGCGTTGTAATTGTTTGTAATATATGATTTATTTACTGATTGAAGAATCTTTTCATTGTCAAAATCAAAAATAACAGGTTGTCTTAAGTCGCATATTTCATCCAATTTATCCTTTGACGCCTGGTCTAATTCATAAACTTCTAAATCATTGCTGGTTTTAAGATGAAATTGAATGTGTAGATAAATGAATAACACCAAACAAAAAATAAAGAATGCAATAAATATTTTCAACATAACTAATAAAAACTCATAATTAATTTTTATTATTTATACTCACTTAAGGGAACCTAGGTTCCCATATGACCCCTCCTAGCAAATCCTTTTTACTCAATCTTTGGTGCAATGAAGAACATAACCGAACTATTATCTCCTAAATCATACTTTATCTTCAAGGGAATATCAGCACTAATTGACCATTCAATTTCAGGAGACAACTTTGTAGTAATACACATCTTATTGATATAGTTAAGACTATACGATATGTCAATAACTTGACCTTCTGAGATTGAAAACTCTGACAAATCATCAATGGGAATATTAACAAGCATTTCACCATTGTCTCCCTTAGAAATCAAATCTATCTTTTCTTCGCTGCAGTTAATGTTGATAACATCTCCAAAAGTTGCCAGTTGTGAAATTAGCTCATTCATTTTCTTGGCCTTGATTGAGAACTCAACATCATACTCAACGCTGGGAATTTCAAGCAAGTCAGATTCCATATCTATTAGAGGAACCTTGAAATACTTGTTGAATTCGCCTTTTGCGTTTGTTAAATCAATCTCCAAAGAATCTGCTTCTCCTTCATAATGCAATGTTACTGAATCTTGCTCTTGGGCCATAGATAGAATGCTGTGCAAAATCTGTGAATTAACGCAAATGTTCTTTGAGTCATCATCACAAATTTCATATTTATCAAACCAAATGTTATAAATTCTTGCGTCAAATAGACATACATGACTGCTATCCATTCCTTGAATATAAGCGTGATCCTCCAAGAAAATGATGGTTATATTTGAAGTAGCTGCCTTCAAAAGTTGAAGGAGAGAAATGAAAATATCCCGTTTAGTCTTTTCCGTTATAGAGATAAGCATTGTGTTTGTTTGCAATAAAAAAATGTATTTAATATCTTTCAATTTTTTATCATAAATCTTCTTTATTTTTCTCATTCTTGATTTGCAAAAACTTTTACCAGATTTCTCTTCCAATCTGTGTCAATCACTCCAGCATTTTCTTCTAAAATGTAAGCAAGTTCTTCAAAATAAATACTATTCATAAGTTCAGGGGCTTGATTCCACATGTCTTTGTGCCTAGGAGCAACATTTTTAATTGTTGTATCAGTAAATTCAATAATTTTCTCCCTAAGAACGGTTTGGTCTTCAGGGATAACATCCAATAACCTTTGAATAACATCTCTAACATTTCTAGCTGATGAAGGCATGTTTGCAATTGTGCAATAATTAAAATTTCTTATTTTGAAATCAATTTTTTCTAACATTAATATAAAAAATATTACATGAATAATTCAGAATGTTATAGATTGGAACAATATGATTTTTCTGATGGACTATTAGAGTTGGATGCAACTTATATAATTCATCTGGAAGGAAATGGGAGAGAAGAACATATAATTAAACAATTAGATGAATATCATCCAACAAATTTAGTTTATATCTTGTATAACAAAGGTTATAAAAAATGCAACAAGTCCCTACATTTAAATGAACCACAAATAGATCTAATAGATGCATTTCTTTACATATTTAAGGACGCACATAGTAAAAACTATAAAAACATCCTAATATTGGAGGATGACTTCATATTTAATAAAAAAATAAAAGACAAACAAGCTCAAACGAATATTATGGAGTTTATTAAGAAAAAAGAAAACGAACCCATGATTTATATGTTGGGATGTCTTCCATTTATCCAAAGACCATATGATAAATATACAAATGTATTGTCTTGCGGAATTGGAACACATGCATGCATATATACAAAGAGCGTTGTAGAACACACTTTGCAAGAAAATGCACAGGACTTTATAGATTGGGATTATTATACATGGAATAAATATACCAAATATATGTATCACGAGCCGCTTTGTTATCAGCTATTTACAGAAACAGAAAACCAAAAAAACTGGGATTCTTTTTCTGGGTTAACGTATATATTATTGCATCTTATTAAATTACTTCAACTATATAAGAAACCAGAACCAGGTTATACATATTTTTACAATTTATCAAAGGTAACATACGCTGGAATAGTTATATTCTTAGTTATTTTTGTACTATTTTTAGTACATCTTATCTATGTTTATGCGTTAAAAAATTATACTATTACAAAAAATATAAAAAACTTTAAAAGGAAATAGTTTAGACAAAGAAAAGGATATAAATGTAATTACGTATTATACTTATATTATGACGCAACACCAGTTGAGCAATTGGGCACAATACTTGGAACCTTACGATTACGAATTTTTGGTTCAATACATTGAGAATGTAAAGAATGGAATTCCCAATGATAAGATGATTGTTTTAGCTGGTCCAGCGAGAACTGGTAAGACAACTCTGCAGAATGAAATTAAAAGTTATTTAAATTATTTAGGACAAGAATTGTGGTTAGAATGGCCGGTTCGTTCCGCAGGAGATGTGATTTATAATGAAAATATAAGAAGACTAGGGTTTTTTACGGGAATTGATGAAATATATCGCAGTAGAAAATCCAATCAAGCAATTGTTAATTTTATTAAATTCAAGCACTCTTTTATTGCTGATACAAATCATGTTGATAAGATTAATGATATTTTGTCAAATCACATTAGAATTATTTATATGACTCATGTATTTTAAGACAACTTTATTCAGATTTAATAAGTTTAATTTTTTGCTGAGTTTTTTTATCTATAAACACGCTTATAATAGAAATAATTTTAGAGAAAATAAATGGAGCGTTGTAAACGTTGCAAATGTTTAGTTTATCGGGGAAAGTAGTTTTTAATACTTCCGATATTTTTTTAATAAAACTAAAATGTTTTTCAATATGAAGCAGTGTTAATGAATCCAAATTAACATGAAGTATGAATGTTTCATGTTTATTTAACACAGACTGAATAATTGAAACAATATAACAAATAATTAATTCATAGTTGTCAGTAGATGCAATAAATTTAAAATATCTGTAGTCAAGTATAATATTTTGAGAATCTAATGCAAAACACAGCTTTGATAATACGTCATTAAAACAGGTTTTCAATATATTAGCTTTTGCAATTTTGATGTGGTCATTTGATGAAAATTGTGCGTGGATTTTTTCATGAATGTCTAAAGCTTGATTGGCAGTTGCCATTTATATAATAATATATGCATATAGATTTTTTATGCATATATTACCCATAAGTGCCCATTCATTTCAGCATAAGTAATTCGGCGACCCGTTTTTTAAATAAATTCATTTTTGCAATTTTCTTTAAGTTGTTTTTAATATATTTATGCTGTCTCGCCCAATTCTTCTAAAGACGTAGAGGTAAGAGTCTCAACTGCTGAGCCTTGAGCTGAATCTTCAACAACATTTCCACTAATAATTCCATCGGTGTCATCAAGTGCCTCAACAAACTCTCCGCCATTGAAAACAATGTCAGACAAACGTTGATTTGTTTGCATAGTGAATCCCTGCAAATTTAATAACAGATCCTTTACTTGAACCATCTCGGCCTTTAGAACCTCAACTGATTCAGAAAGCTCTTTTGAAACAGTGTTATTGATAACTTGTGTCACTGGTGTTGACGTGGGGGCAGAGAGTACAGGCTTTCTAGAAGCAAGCTCTTTGTGACCCGCCTCAAGGGCATCCAATCTCTGTGCCATATTTTCAAATACTTCATTATCAACAATGCGAATATTCTCTCCATCTGCACCCACGGCACTGTGGCCGTCTACTGGCATATTCTGAACAATTTGTTCAACGCGGCCTAAACGAAGAGTAATAAGTGCAATTGCGTCTGAAACAGACAATTTGGGTGGCATTTGCATTTGTTGTTGCTGCATAGGTTGTCCGGGACGTCCTTGCATTTGTGGAGGGGGAGGCATATCACCTCCAGCTCGGCGATTTCTTGCGGATGCATTAGCTCTAGCACTACTCATGATAAAGTTATTAAATAAGTTGTTTTTAACTTATTTACGCAGAATAATAAAACATTAAAATTATATATAATAGACCATCCCGTTTTGATTATAATCAGGAATATAATCCACAATACCACTATTATTCAGATATGCTGTGTTATAACGTCTAATTTGTTGGGTTGTTGGTTGTGGGTCAAAAAAATGAATGTATGTTTGACCATTTACTATTCTATTTAAAAAATGTCTTCCAGTTCGTGCTAGGGTCCCGGGACCAGCAGCAGCATTAGCGGAAGCCGGATCATCATTATTATACATACATATTTGGTCTTTTGCACAAGGAGCCACATTTTGCCGAAAATGACATCCTCTAGTTCTTATTGGGATATAGTTATTATCACTTCCACCTCTTAATAGTTCATTTGCTCTTTGAACAACAAATTCAATAACTACTGGCCCCCCCGGCCGGTGCCCCTGCTGCAGCAGCCGCGCCGGAAAATTTGCTATCGCCATAAAAGCATAACTAAGAGCCTCGTTTGGATTGAAAGTTATATAAAATCCAACGTCTAAGGCTCCAGTGCCGACTGAAGTTGATAAACCCGATAAATTACTATCAATGGCATTGTTTATCCAATAACTACATGTTCCATGAAATCCCACAATTAAATTATTATCATTAAATCTATAACGAGCTATATCAAATACAGTTGGTCTTACGTTTGTTCCAGGTAAAAATCCTTGAATCCTTTCTGCAGCAGTAACAGTTGCCCCAGGACAAAGTGCTCTTCGCACATTTTCGTTAAATCCATTATTATTGTAATATGTTGAATCAGTCAAAGGGTTTTGGGCAAAATAATTAGCTGCTGCTAGTTTTGTAGCTTGATTTGCATTATTAAATTGACCTACTGGAATTCCACCAGGTTTTGCAAGTCTAGACCACACCGTACCATTTTCAACAGCTATTCTCAAATTATCCAATTGCGTCTGTTGTCGGGCGGTTGGCCTGGGTGCACCATTTTGCTGTCTTGGTCCTGGTCCTGGTCCTGGTGCTGGTCCCGGTCCAGGTACTGGTGCAGCAGGGTTTGCAGTCCAACCTTGAACATTTGCACGAGTTCCAAGTTGTGTAAATGAAGGATGTTGAGTAAAAATTGCATTCCAAGGCGGGTTTGAATTTTTATCTCGGTCTTTATTAGCGTTGGCTTGAGCTATTTGTGCCGGTCCACGTGCTGCCTTAGGAATTGTGGTATCTATAAAATTTGATATTACTATACATTCCTGTATACAATCCGTTGCGGGTGGAATCTGTATTCTAATAAATAAATTATTATAATCATTTATATTAATGCTTATACTATATGAACCATTATTAAATCTGTCATTAGTATAACCCAATACTCTTAATAAACCTTGAAATTGCTCAACTGTTGTTCCAATTGCTAAATTTGGCATAACCGTGCAGTCAAGCGGTGCAACTTCAAAAATTCTTATAAACGGAATATACTCATTATTCCACAAATTTTTAATACCATTATAAATGTCAAGGAAATATTGAGATGTAATAATTATTGTTGTTTGAGGACGAGGTATTGTATGCTGCGTTCTTGGATCTAAAGTAGACAAAAAATACTCATAAATAAAATATATATGGAGAAGAAGTAATTTATATACACAAGTTACAGATTCAGTTGTTGGTGGGTCTGTATTATTTCTATATTTTTGTATAACTTCTATAGCTTTTAAACTAGGGATTCTGTTTGGGCGTTGCAATACATTGGGCCCATTATCATAAATTTTGTTAAACATCTTAAGTTCGCAATCTTTTATGTATTCATTTGCAAACAAATAAAACTCTGTTCTAAAATAGCCTTGGTGTGTTGGACGATTATTTCTGTCAATATAGTAGCACTGTCTATAAATTTTATAGACATTAGCCATATTATAATTTGCAGTCAAGTGGTCTCTCAAGTTGTCTCCGATTTCTGCAAACAATTGATCCTTTGCTTGTTGGGTTAATGTATTTTGCCTAACATTATATTCTAATTCAGGTTTTACATATTCGCGCATTATTTTTCTTCTATAAGTATCAACAGTTACTCCTGTGTAGCCTAATGTTCCACCAACCATTTGACCTTGTTGTTTGTCTGAATCAACAATAGGAATAGGAGATTTGTCGTCAATATAATTTTTTTTTGCAATATCTCTTGAATAATCTATAGTTGTTTTTTTAACTTCTAATGAAGTAAGATAATCAATAAAATTATAAAAATTTGCAACAGTATTCAACAGCAACATTTGCAATACTATTTCATTTTTAAAAATAATTGTTGAATTATTAATAATTAATAAAAATAAATATATTATTATTATGTCTGTTTGATTAATATTAGATTGAATTGTGTTTTCATTATACCCTCCTTTTGTTTTTCTTTTATGCGGTCTAGTTAAGTTTTTTTTAATAATAGAAATATTATTTTTTGTTCTTTTTATTTTTTTTCCACCAGTTGAAACGTTAGTTGATTTATTTATTGTTAAAAAAGAAGAGAGAGATTTTAAATTACTAAATTTAAGACACACGTCTCTTATGTATTTAAAATTTTCAATGACTTGTTTATTTGAATAATAATCGGTGTAAGCGTCCATTTTTAAAGGTTCTTTGAATATTTTTTCGTCAGAGTCTAATTTTAACGGGACTTGTATTTCTTCTTCGTCAGTTTTTCTTAATAAACTAAGAGAGCTTTCCACTTTATCAGTATTATTTATTCCAAATAATCCTTCTTTTTGACTTTCATTTAAACTTTCTAAAAGAGAAGTAATATAATAAGAATACAGCTCAGTATCTTGCTTTTTTTCTGACAAAACTTCATTGCTTAAAAATTTTGTTAATTCTTCTTGCGTCATATTTTTTTCCGAAAAAATATACAAATATTTTGATAAAACAATTCCAAATATTATATTAATTAACTCGTTTCTTTCGCTTTTTTTGTTTTCTAGTTTTTCATTAATTGTCTTTATTATTAATTCAATGTCACAAATCTGTTTTAAAATTTCCTCTTTTGATAAAGTTTTACTAGAAAAATCAAAATCAGCACCATTAAGTGAAGAATAAAATTGAAATTCATTAAATAAATAGTTAAAAATGGATAATAAATTATTGTAATTTGCATTTCCAGAAATCAGTAAATCAAATAGTTCATTTATACAGTTTTTATTGTTAGTTTTAATTGTGTCCATCAAATTAAATATTATAGTTTGTGCATAACTTTTGCTAAATTTGTATTTATTTGAAATATAAGGAATTATTAAAGATGCGGCAACATCATTCAACAGGTTTTTAGTTGAGACAGAATCTAATGATTCTGTTTCTTTAAACTGTTTTATTATTTTTATAGCTTGTTCGTTAATATTTTCCATAAAGAGTAAATTATATTATATAACTATATTTATTTTAATTTTTATATACTATTTTATGCAATCATCTGAACCTTAATTGCTTCGTGATATTGATAATTATTTATTTCAAAATCTTCAACCTGATAATCGTTAATGTTCTCTCTAACTTGTTTAATTGAAACTGTTGGAAATGGATAAGGTTCTCTAGTAATTTGTAATTTAGCAGCATCAATAGCATTTTCATATAAATGACAATTCCCCATACAGTGTATAAACTCGTATGCTTCTAAACCGCAATGTTTTGCCAACAAATGTGTTAAAAACGAATATGATGCAATATTGAAAGGAACTCCTAAGAATTCGTCACAGGATCTCTGAACCATCATACAACTCAATTTATTGCCATCATGAACGTTAAATTGACACATCACGTGACACGGAGGTAAAGCCATTTGATCAAGTTGTTTAGGATTCCAAGCCGTCAAAATAAGCCTCCGACTATTTCTAGTTTCAGGATTTTTTAATTGATCAATAATATTTTGCAACTGATCAACGCCATTAAATGGATGGTCGTCTGTCACATGTTTTCCACTGAAACAATTATAACTTGCACCAAAGTTCCTCCATTGATATCCATAAATAGGTCCAGCCATTCCTTCAGGATATAACTGAAGTCCCCTAGAATCCAAAAATTCGCGACTAGTGTTTCCATCCCATATATGTACGCCTTGTTTGTGTAATAATTTATTGTCTGTTTCTCCGCGAATAAACCATATAAGCTCTTTCAAACAAGTTTTCCAAGCAGTTTTCTTAGTAGTTAAAATAGGAATTTTCCCATTCTCAAGAGAGAAACGCATAGATTCGCCAAAAATGCTCAAAGTATTGCCATTTCTACCATGTTCTAATGTTCCTCTATCTAAAATTTTTTGAATGAGATTAAGATATTGCAACTCTTCAGGATTAGTTGTCATTTTTCTCTCTTTAATCAAAATATATAGCTATGTTTTTATACTAGTTTAGGAAGACTTCAAAATCCCATTGTTTTATTATTTTAATTTCTTTTTATAAATCATATGGACAGTCTAGACGATTCAAAATTATCATCAAAATTTGGGTTTTTTAAACATGTATTCAACTTTGACGATGATTCAAAAGCAGAATTATTAAATATAACTCAATATGCACTAATTGCTTTTATTCCCATTATCATTTTGAATAAAGCCATGCAAAAGTTTGTTCCAGAGGCGGATGAGGATAAAGGTAGTTTTGAACTTTTAGCAGAAGTTATTATTCAAATTGTTGTCATGTTTGTTGGAATCTTTTACATTAACAGAATTATAACATACATTCCTACTTATAGTGGAACTAAATACCCAGAGTTTAGCGTAATTTATATAACTTTAGCCGTATTAGTAATAACACTCAGTTTACAAACAAAAATGGGAGAGAAAGTGAGCATTTTATTTGATAGAGTTGTTGATTTGTGGGAAGGAACATCTGCAGATGACAAGAAAAAGAAAAAGGGAAAAGGAAAAGGCAACGTAAAAGTGTCACAACCCATTTCCGGTCAAAACCAATTACCCAATAATGCAAGTGCTATGGGTAATTCATTATATGGTGGAATGAGTCAAGGAACAACTTCTATTAGTAGTTTGCCAACTGAACCTGTTAAGCAAAATGCACCAGATTATAATGCAATGTATCGCAATGATGCCACACCAATGCCCGGAGCCGCAACACCTGGAATGGGTGATCCATATGGTGGAATGATTATGGCAGCTAATGAAGCTCTAGGCGGCAGTGCATTTGGTGCCAATTGGTAAAACTCACAAATAAAATCCAAACAATATTATTAATTTTAAGTTGACTTAATAATATTAGCAATAACTTCAATAAAAATTAAATAAAATAATTATTTTCTTCTAATAATTTTGTAAATTCATCAGAGTATTGAGGTGTCATATAATGACATGAAATAATTTCAGAAATATTTAATGATTCATCTTTATAATTACAAGCTTTAATAGAATTGTTGTTTTGTATTATCTCAATATTTTCAATATCTTTTACAACATATCCAATTAATACATCACAAGCAACAATTAAATAAGAAACATCATTTTGATAACATATAGATGTCCATTCATTTTGAAGATTTTCTAGTTTTGAATATAATAATTTTAAAACTGATTTGGAAATTATAAATCCGCCACCACCAGAATGAAAATAAATATTTTCACATCCAACTTGTCTATAACAACCATCACCACCAATATATAAATTTTTTGAACTATCAAATCCTTTAATATACTCTAGCATTTTGTCAATATTAACGTATGTATCTGAACCACAAACAAATACAAATTCTGCATCATAATTTTCATAAATATATTTTAACCCCAAATTTTGCTTATGTGCAGCAGATGCAACGTCATTTTCAACATTTTTTAGATATATATATTTTTCATTGTCTATTAGGTCAGTTGGTTCTTCTCCTAAGAAGTACAAAACTTTAACACCTTTTTCAGCAGCTCTTTTCCCCCAAGTTTCTTCTATTTTTAAAATCTCATCCTTATATTTTTGAATTGTTGCACATGCAAAAACACAGACAATTAAATCACAATTATTCGGGATTGTCATAAGTATAGTTTAATAAATCTTTTAAATTGTTATTTTATTTATTCAAAAAAATGCCTATAGTATGCAAATTATTTTAAAATTCTAATAGGTTTTTCTTACAATTCATATAATGCGAATGCAATAAAAATAAATAATGCTGATCTAATGTGCATTTTTTTAAACAATATGATTTCCAGACAAATTTGCAAGCTTCATAGCATTTTAAATAATTTCCATTTGCATAACTGTTTGCAATAAAATGGTGTATTGGTTGTTCTGGGGCATCATAAATAAATGTATAATTTGTTATCATTTGCGAATAATCGCCATAATAATGCTCAAATAAATCAGGATTTTGAAAATATACAGGACTATATAATTGCTCATCCGCATGACCATAACCTTGTTCAAGATATTCAAGAAATTTGTTTTCAATTAAATCGCAAACTTTATACATATATTCAGCATTTCCTGTAAAAAACCCACTACACATACTACATCTTCCCCAACTAAAATAATCGGGCAAATTGTTAATTAACTCCTCTGAAATATAATCAATATAACAAGTTGAAAACTTGTTTCGTTTAATTGATAGAGCCTCATCTAACCGAATCAAATTTTGATATCCCATTCTTTCAATACAAAAATTTATCCATGAAAAATGTGTGCTATTAAATGGGTTATTATCAATTGTATCTTTTAACATAAGGTATCTGGCCATACAAAACAAATAATAACTTGGAGTATTTCTATTATCAAACTGATAAGGTTTCTCTAGTCTATTCTGATTAATTTTATCTCTATATTCTTTAAAATTTCTAGTGTCTTTATTTTTAAAGACAAAATCGTCAAACTCACAAACAATATATTTTGTTTTTTCCTTTAAGTGAATTGGTCGAATCTCACGAATAGCTTCAAAACTTTCATTATCACAATAAACTACTAAATTGTATGGCAAAGACAGAGTTGAAATGGAGTGACTTAAATAATGATTCTTGTCACGTTTGTTAATTTCATAACTTGCATCCGGACATTTTGTTAAATTAAAATAAGCAGTGACCATTGTCCAATTATTATTATTATGTTTTTGAAAAGTAATTTCATTATTAAAAGTAAATACGCCTGTACCAGACCAATGACCAAGATTTGTTAAATCAAATCTTTGTTCATATGGAATTTTATACCAAAAATTGTCTCGCATTTCTTTAGAAAACCAAATATCGTCACAAATAACAAACCCTTGATAATTAATATCTTTTAAATAATTATAGAATTCAATTTCCATAAATCCATTATGCGGATCAACGTCCAAAAATATAAATGCAGATTGCAAAATAGTTTGCTCCCATTTTTTAAAGACAATTGGGTCAAATAAGTTTTCAAGGTGGAATTGAACATTTTTTAAATTTCTTATTTGATTATTAACAACACTGTCAACTATATCAAATGAATGAATGGTATTTGTTTCGTTGTAAGATAATGCTAGAGAAGAGTTTCCGCGATGCGTTCCTATTTCAATAATAGTACTATTATTAAATAATGACGCAATATAAGCTAATAACTGATAGTGTTGTTTTCCTGGATCTCCCTTAAATTCAATGGCATCGTGTGGTAATGAATCTTTAATGATATCATTAAACCGGTTAAAATCAATTGATTTTATTAAATCCTCGGTTATGTTAAAATTCATAATTAACATTTCTGTAGTACCTTTAAGTTTTTATAAGTTTATTTATTTAGTATATTAAAAATAGTTAATATAATAAACTATAATAGGTATAATAATGGATGTTGAAAAATTATTAAAAGCATTAGATAATGAGGAAAACTCAAAGTTTTTAAATTTAACAACAAAAAAGATAAATGAAATGAAGCAAGAAATCTTATCAGAGTTACATCTATCAAAGGAAGAAATAAAAAAATTAATGCAAAAGTTAAAAGAATATGCTTATGTAGATGAAATGAGTGAGTTGCGTTATGGTGCTTTTATAAGATGGATACCTATAAAAGACCCAGATAACGTTCATTTAACTGCTGGTGGAATTCTATGTGAAATAAACGTAACAGATGATGGTGTAAGTATAACATGCAAGAACTTTGCACACAAGTATTACAGAATTAGAATGGATGAGTGTCTTGTTTTTCAAAAGTTGACAAGTCAAGAGCAAGTGTTGTTGTCAGCATTAGACCATCTTGCAAAATAGTTGTTATTTTAACCGTGTCTATGTTTCTTAGTTTTATTGCAACCGCAATCTTTAAATAACCCAGGAATAAATTTGCCAATCTTGATAAAGGCAACTTCAACTGGTTTTAGACCACGTTTTACTGTTGAAACAAGTTTTCCGTTCTTGTAATATTTAACACTTTTGTGCCCTTTTCCTTTCTTAATAAGAACTTTTCTTACCGTTTTTTTGCCACCGGTTTGATGAGATTGTGTATTAGAATAGTTGAACGCAGAATTAGAAGACATTTATATATTTTACTGAGAAAAATAAATAAATGATTAATATATAATGAAAGAATTGTATGTTCATTTGTTTCACATTCTAATTGTTGGAACTCTCTTCTTGTATGTAGGAATTAAATCCACAAATACTCCAGCTTTTATGTACCCAATTTTGCTAACTCTAGGATTTATTATAGTTTTTTATCATGCATATAAGACATATCTTAAAGTTAGCTCGGGCAAAAATCCATGGGTCAATTTATTTCATATATTTGTAGTTGGACCTCTATTAATTTACATTGGTTATAACAAGCAACTAACGCCTAGACAAGCATATGAATTTTTATTAATGTTAGGGTTTGCAGCAATTGGTTATCATGGTTATTACGCAATAACTGGTGATAAATAAACTAAACACCTATATTTATTTTAATATTTAAATATAGTTGTATACCGAGTTTTATCTTTTAATTTAGTTCTTTCACCTAAGAAATCAAAATATTTTTTTGATAAGGTATACTGTTCGGATTTTTTATTTTTTAATACATTTAAACGAACTTTCATAATCATAGCCACCTGCCAAATTCTTTTATGTGTATATTTTTTATCCTTGTATAATTTTTCAAGTTTGTCAATTGTATTTTTAACATCTTCTATTGTTTTATATTTAATGTTAATTGTGTCTTTTGGGTTTTTATCTATATACACATCAAATGATTTCTTTGGGTTATTAGGATTGTATAAAAACCGTTTTTTTGTTTTTGATTTATTTGCTATTTTTTTATGCATGCGTTTTATTGTCTTCATAACATATGAAAAGAAATAAAATATCTAAAAATGTGCGTTTGAATAATTTAAAAAATGGGCTTATTTGTAACCAATTCTTGCACTATCATTCCCAATGAACCAATCATAGCAAGCCTTCCATGGTTTATTTCTGCATCCAGCATAAACTCTTCGTCTTTACCTAAGAATGAAATGGGTAGAGAAAACCCAAGACTTCCAGGTTGATAATCTTTCTTCAATAAAAATAAGTTTGATGAACTTTTAAATGGGTCCTCCCAACCTAATAACATGGATTGTAATTCCGACGCTGCAACTAAGCTGACAAATGCCGAAACAGTAAAAGTGTTTGCATTGTCTAAGGCGTGAATTCCTTGTTCATGAGTAACAAGTTCAGTTGCAGGAATTGCCACAGCTGATATCATTCCCCATCTGCCATGTTTTAGTTCAGCTTCGCGAAGCCTTACTAATTCACTCTCTGGCTTATTCTTTGCAAATCCAAGTGGGTCAAAATAGCCAACAGGTTTTGTTGAACCATAAAAAGTAAAACAATTTG